TTGTGGGCCTTCTATAAAAGAGTGAACAAGGTAGTGGGTGTTCTTTTTAGCTTCTAATGGATGACGTATTTTAAATGAGCCTGATCCCTTTGAAAGCGCACCGCCAACGGCTAGATTACCTACATTATTTATCTTCATATCGGAGGCGTGGTTTTTGCCGTTACCCCCAGAAAAACGCAAAGTGTTAGAGTCGCTTTCGTCAACATAAATGTGACGCTCATTACTGGCAGTACTCATAACTAACTCTGAATCTCCACTACTAGTGCCCGTGAGCCTTAGTTGTCCGTGAGAATCGTTACCAGCGTTCGTAATTTTGGCGCCGCCCGTAACCATTAGCTCAAATCCGTTGTCTGCGGTCCCTCCAATAGCTACACTACTATTAGGCACTTTTATCTGATTATTAAATATGGCAGTACCACCATCAGACATATCAAGTTGAAGGGCCGTGATTGGAGTACCGGCATTGTTGCCTCTAATAAGAACATCTTTGTTTGAAACTAAAGACCTAAATACAAAATCACTATTGTTGTTTATAACAGCCCCTATTGATACGCCGCCGTCTTTAAATACAACATCACCAGCATCAGCATCAAGGGTAATGCTTCCTGCACAATCAATCGTTAGGTTTCCATTAGGTGAAGTTATGATACCATTAGTACCATCACCCCTCAGTGTCATGTCTTGCCCAGCACCAAGAAAAATAAACTGGTCGTCACCCAGCTTTATATCATGGTTAAACGTAGCCGTACCAGCATCAGCCATATCAAGTTTTAGGGCAGTGATAGCTCCACCATTATCTTGCCCTTTGAACAGCATAGCTTTGTCATTTGTACCTACTTCAAGTACAAAATCACTACTTGAATTAGAAGCAATTCCATAGATAACTGAAGCATCTCCAAAAAGTATTCTACCGGCATTATCACAATTAAGAGTTATATCATCAACAGCATCAATCGTAAAAGTATCTGTAGCTGTAAGTGTATCAGCATCCAGAGTCATTTCATCTACAACCACACCAGCGTTGGCTGTGACTACACCTGTCACACCAAGAGTGCCAGCAATAGTAGCATCATCACCTACTGCTAGATCATCAGAGATGGTAGCTGAAGTAGTGTTTACACTTACAGCTTGTGTGCCTATGTATCCTGCCATATTATGTGATCTCCATGTAGCTCATTACTACTGAAACTTTGTCGGCTACTGAACAGTCAATCTTAATTATGTCACCTACGTTAGCTACGATCTTGCCATCAAGGACAGACAGCGATGAGCCAACTGGAATAGCTACATCCTTAACTAAAAAAGCTGTAGTGTTTTGTGTTTGACTTGTCTGAGTAGTAGTACTCACTAATGTAACTGACGCAGTAACCTGTGAGGTGTGTACGTTAGCTAAGAACAAGCCAAGGATAATAACTGTACTACCAGACTGAACTGTGTACAGTGCTTCAGGTGTACCAGAACTAGCTGGCATCACATCATGTGTAATTGTTTTAAAAGTATTGGCCATTGTTTTCTCCTATATTATCCTAAGGCAATCGCCAAAGCCGTAGCATCATCTGTTGTAGCAACAATACCAGCAGCAGCAGGTAAAGTCAAGGTCACATCAGCAGTAGCTGCAGGACCAATTAGGGTTACTTTATTACTTCCGTTATCTGAGTCCTCAAAGAACTCTATAAATCCTGCAGAGGTAGCCCCATTCTTTGCGGATAGACCTGCATTAGCTATTGGTTTAGCTGTAAAGGTAGCTACACCAGTTTGTGTCAGTGTACCAGCAACATCTGCATTACCTGAAAGATCAAGTGTAGCTGCATCTAACTCACCAGTTATGGTAAGGTTACGAATACCTGTGTAGTCTTTACTTGAGTCTAGTATGACAGCCTTAGAAGCTACAGCAGTACCGACAGCAGTGCTACCAATGTCTAGTGCGTTTAGCTCACCTACGACTGCAGTAATGCCATCTAATGCGTTTAGCTCTTCTGGCGTACTTGTGACTGCTGTGTTGCTTGCTGCAGCTAGTACCACAATAGTACCACTCTGGTTAGGCATATTAATAGTGCGGTCAGCCGTTGGGTCTACAATAGTAAGGGTAGTCTCATGGGCGTCAGCAGTTGCACCCTCAAAGATAATTGCATTGGCTGATTCCATCGTAACAGTATCAACTGTAGTAGTTGTACCTGCAACAGTTAGATTAGGAACAAGTAGTTGACCTGTACTTGGGTTGTACCGTAATGCACCTGTGTCATCTAACAATGCATTTGATTCGTCGTGGAATATAATAGGAAAGTTTGTGTTTGCATTACTATCAGAAACTGTTACAGTTGCAGATGTACCTGAGAAACCAGCGGAAGTAACTGTACCAAGGGTAGCACCATCATCCTTAAAGGTAACTGTACCACCGTCTGCATTGATCTCAATGTTACCTGCTACGTCTAGTATAAAGTCATCAGTAGCTGTAAGTGTATCTGCATCAAGGGTCATCTCATCTACGACAACACCAGCGTTAGCTGTAATTACACCTGTCTGCGTAGTAGTACCACTAATTTCTACATTGCCGTTAATATCAATCAATGTTGAAGTTAAGTCTATTTCATCGTCAGCAGCAATAGCTAAGTCACCGTCAGCAGTTGAACTAATATGGATTGCAGAATCACGGAAGATTAACTTTTTATTTGTACTCAAGGTTGAGTCAGCATTAGAAGCAAACCCTCCATTAAACACACCAGCTGCAGTTGTAGTTAAAACGCCTGTTACTAAAGCAGTGGCAGCCATATTTACAGCCCCATCAATATCAACAACGTCTAAGTTTGTAACTCCCTCTACGTCAATATCGCCAGCGATGTCTAAGGCTGTACCTATTAATGTTTGTGTTAGTGTTACCTGACCATTAGCAGCAATAGTAATAGCATCTACATCAGATGCAGAACCAATAGTCTTACCGTCACCGATAATAATATCATCCGTAAATGTGGCAATTCCTGTAACCGCAAGTGTAGATGCCATATCAACAGCACCGTCAATGTCTACTACATCAAGGTTAGTTACACCATCAATATCTACGTTACCTGATATGTCTAAGCTTGCAGCAATTATTTCTCCGCTGGCATTTACAGCACCATTAATATCAATAGTTGTTGCTGCTATTTGTATCTCAGTGTCAGCTACAATGTCTAACTGTCCATCTGCAGAAGAGTTAATGAATAACCCTGTATCACGAAACTGTATCTTTTTATTTGTAGCTACAAGTGTATCATCAGATATGTTATCTATAGAGGCAGTATCAATGTTTGCTGTACCATCTATAAATAGATTACGCCACTCTTGACTTGCAGAACCAAGGTCATACGTATCATCATCGTCAGGTATAATGCTTGAGTCAACGTCAGCAGCAAACACAACATTGTCGGTTGCAGCGTCACCAAGAGTAATTGTACCACCATTAAAAGTAGTAGTACCTGTAACTACAAGATTACCACCAATACCTAAGTTACCTGAAATATCTACTGCACCATTCATATCAATAGTAGTAGCAGCAATCTGAATCTCTGTGTCAGCTACGAGATCAAGTTGACCATCAGCAGATGAGTGAATGTAGATAGCAGTGTCACGAAACTGTAGCTTCTCTGAGGTAGCCATAAGGATGTCATCTGAGAATGTAAAGTAATCTTCATCTTCACTCCAGATAAGCGCACCATCATTAGAACCCCCGTTCCAAGTAAGTGTAATGTCACCTTGACCCGTACCTATAGTAACATTATCAGATGCCACTAAAGATATAGGACCGCCTTCTCCAGCAGTACCATCGTGAGTGTGACCTGTATTAACAGCAAAGGCAGCTAAAAGCTGGTCAAACTCATTATTAAACAGATCTGAGGTAATGATATCGCCATCAGTAAATGTTGATTGTCTTGTGTATGTAGCGCCCATTTAACGTCTTGCTCCTAATGTATATTCTAACTGAAAACCTTTAAGGGAGTAAGGTGCTGACTCACCTCCGTCATTTATTCTCAGTACAACAGAAAAACCCGAACCTTCTACTGGCTGTCTTATAAGAGGCTGAGAAGCACCGCCAAAAACAAACCTCACTGCACCGTCTGCAGTACTAAATACTGCTAATCCAAACTGTGCAGCTACTTGATTGGAATCTAAAGAGTACGCTGCAGGTCTAGTAGAGTCTGCATTTTCATTATCGTATCTTACTAATAGCTCCGCATCAACAGCAGACTCAGGTTTATAGTTAATAATAACCCTTTGCATATGTTTTCGTATGCCTGTATCCCCAAAGGATAAGTCAGAGCTTCTGTATTTTCCTAATACAGGTGTGCCATCAAAAGTATTGCCCTTATCTTGTCTATGTACAAATCCAGTAAAGTCACCATGTAATACAATGACATCTCCCGCTTGCACAAAAGTATCTGTACAAGCAGGTTTTATCCCACGCATTTCAGAAAACTCAAACCTATCTTGCTTCATAACGCAAGTAACACCTCTAGTAATACTATCTGCTTCGCCATCTTTAGTAAAGAATATTCTGTACTGTGTCTTGTCGGGTATTACAACACTTTCAAATAATGCAGAGTCCTTAATGTTTTTATCAAAGATAGACTGTACGCTTCTACTTATTGTACCTAGCTCAGTATCGCCAATCTTTGCAGTAGCAGCAATTGTACGAAGTCCATCAGGCCCAAGAAATACTAAGTCACCACCAAATTCCTGTATGGTGTCACCATTAATACAACCAATGTTTCTTGTAACAGGTACGATAGCAAAGTCTGCTGCTGTGTTTCCTGCAAGTTTAAATATTCTGTTTTCACAAAAGATAAAAAGACTGTCACGAAAAACTTTTATACCTGTAATAGTATCGTCTACTCTAATGGTTCCTGCAGGTAAAGATACACCCGTGCTAAAGCCGTCCTCGTTAAAGCCTTCACTAAAACTTAATAGTTCTGGGGTAGTAGATTTACCAGCATAGAACATATGAGATTTATAAGAAGCTAAAAACTTAGAACCTGCAACTGCACTTGCACTAACATCAGTTGCACTAAGAGCTAAGTTAAAAACTACAGGTGCATTTACTTCATCTACACATACAATCTTTTCATTGCCATCATAATTGAAACGTTCAAACCTATACTTAGAAGCATTAGTTCTACCAGTGTCTATCTCTGTCCAAGGTGAAGAAACAGTTACCTTAGTAAGGTGGGCTGCAGCGTTAGTGCTTGCGGCAGACCGTGTTACCCCAGTAAATTCATTAGGTTTTGAGGCGCTGTCTACTCCTGTGTAAGTAAAAATTTCTGAGTCTATTTGTAAAGTACCACTAGTAGCAAATCCTGCAACTGAGTCTACTATAATTGTACCTGATCCAGACATAGTGGCGGCTGCAGTTATAGCAAAAGATAGTTCTGTAGAAGCTGCAGAGAATATTTTCTCACCTCTACACGCTATTACTTTGTCACCAAATTTAAATACCCCAATTACCTTTTCATTGATACTGGCTGTATGAGGTACAATATGATTAACATACCTACGGAAGCCATTCATTCTTCTGTAGCCGCCCTCAACGTCAGGCTCAAAGTTTTCTAAAACTAAAGCTTCTCCCGGTTGCATAAGAAAAGAAGAACGGTTTAGAACTAAACCGCCCTCACAGTTAAATGCTGCAGGTTGTACTTGAGAACTATCTGGCATTAAAAGGACACCCCAGAGTTAGAACTTGTAGGTCTGTTTATTACAGTAGACCTGATGTAATCAAACTTGTTAACTAATAAGCTTTGGATATTCTTAATGCCATCCTCAAAGCGGTCAAAGTTAATCTGGTACTGTTGCATCTCACCTCTGTACTGGTAGAGGAATGCTGCAGCGCCATCTGTAATGACAGGTTTAAATCTATTAGGAATACTAGTAATGTCCCCGTGTGCAGTCAAGTCATCAGGGAACGTAAAGAAATCATATAGTAGTGTGTACTCTTTATCAGGGTAAGGGTACAGTAAATAATTGTTATCAAGGGTGCGTACAATGTACTGAGGCACACCTCCGTTATCAAACTGTGTAACTACTACGCCACTAGCGTAAGCTGCAGCAGTAGTACCCTCAGCACCTCTTGTGCAACCTGTAAGAGTATTGCCTGAGATAGCAGTATAAGAGATCAACTCACTAGCTATGTAGACACTTCCTGATGCTGCAAAGCCTGTAGTTGAGACAAGGGTCAGGGTAGTCACAGAATCTGTGTGTGTGCCATTCAGAGTTGTAGATTCAATTTCATCTTCTTGAGTTGCGAACTCTTTGCTTATGTATTCATTGTAATTAAGTCTTTTTAAATTAACCCCTGATGCACTGAGGTCCGTGTTCTTTTTTATCCTTGCTGTATTGTAATCTATATATTTTGTACTAGATGGTATAGTGTATCTTACTACACCCGGAACTAATGTAGAAGTGTTAGTAGAATGATTAAATGGATATGCAAATTCTTTTTGATTAATATGTCGTATAGCTTCATTGATAGCATTTTTAGATTGTACTTGAATACCCCTAGCATCCGTAAAATTAGCGGAAGTAAGTACGACTTCATTCATACGAGTAAGAACGTCATTCGTTAATTCAAGAAATGTCAGCGCCATCATGTTTCCTTAAAATGTAGCAATGGGGCCAGCACAAAGCCAGCCCCAAAGTTTAGTAATGTATTACAGCAAGTCACGCTGGGCTTCAGCAGCCTCAGTATGAGCAGCCGAAATATCTGCAATTACTGCATAGACACGTAAGCGTCCAGTTGCAGCAGCAGCACCAGCAATAACTACATCAATGGTATCTGACGCAGCGACAAGAGCTAATGCAGCAGCAGCATAAGTAGATGCAGCACCAGTGTTTACAATGTTAGCTTCGCCGTTAGTACCAAGTACAAGGTATGTACCAGCAGCATCATCCAAAGCAGCACCGTCAACAATGTCATCTCCACCAGCAAAGTCAATATTACAAGTACAACTTGCAGTAAAGGACTTCATGATTTCCGCACCACCAGCAAGCATTACTGATTCAGAAGGGATTTCAAGTAGTTGGAAAATGTCACCATTAGCAATGGTAGCACCTGCAGCAATCATAGCATCAATATCTAAGATTGCTTCAATGGTTCGTACAGCATTACCAACTACTGTTGGAACAGCAAGAACGTTTGCCCCAACACCAGCAG